TTGACGTTCCGACAGTTTTCCCTGCGGCAGGGGATCGCGTTGACCTGGTGGCTTCCGGCGTCGCCGTGGCACGACCGGGAAGCGGTGATCTGTGACGGAGCCGTTCGCAGTGGCAAGACCTTATGTACCGGGATCTCCTTTATTGCCTGGGCGATGTATCGGTTCACGGGAGTACAGCTGGCCATTTGCGGAAAGACCATCGGTTCTGTGCGTCGGAATCTGCTGTCCGAAGTGGTGCCGGTCTTGCGGGAACTGGGGTTTGTGTGCCGGGAAAAGCCATCAGAAAACCAATTGATCGTGACCTTTGGTGGCAGGGAGAACACGTTCCTGCTGTTTGGCGGACAACATGAGGGGTCGGCGGCACTGATCCAAGGGGTGACGTTGGCGGGAATCCTGCTGGATGAGGTGGCGCTCATGCCCCGGAGTTTTGTGGAGCAGGCCTGTGCCCGGTGTTCCGTTACCGGCAGTAAACTCTGGTTTTCCTGTAACCCGGAAAGTCCGGGACATTGGTTTTACCGGGAATGGATCTGCAAAGCGGAAGAAAAGCGCGCGTTGTATCTTCATTTTACTTTGGAGGACAATCCGGGCCTGTCTCCAGAGATCGTGGCACGGTACCGGAGTATGTACACCGGCGTGTTTTACCGGCGCTTCATCCTAGGACAGTGGGTCATGGCAGAAGGACAGATTTATGACTTCTTTGACGACAACTACGTCCAGGAGATACCGGAGGGGCCATTTTCGGAATATCGGGTGAGCTGCGATTACGGGACGACAAATCCCGCATCTTTTGGTCTGTGGGCGGAACACAACGGGGTGTGGTACCGTATCCGGGAGTATTATTACGACTCCCGAAAAGAAGGCCGTCAACGCACAGACCGGGAGTATGTGGACGCATTGAAAGAACTGACACAGGGGTTGCCCGTGACTAAGGTGCTGGTGGACCCCTCGGCGGCCAGTTTTCTTCAGGCGCTGCGCCAATCGGATTTTCCGGTGGAAAAAGCGGACAATCAGGTGCTCACAGGCATCCGGGTGACGGCGGATCTGCTGAAACGGAGAAAGATTGTGATTTGTTCCACCTGTCAAGATGCCATCCGAGAGTTCGGCTTGTACCGATGGGATGAGACACGGACTGACCGGGACACTCCGGTGAAGGAAAATGACCACGCGATGGATGACATCCGGTATTTTGCCATGTCGCTTCAGGCCAAGGAGGATGCGTTTGTCTCTGTTTCGGTAGAGCGGGAGACTGGAATCCTTTCCTCTGCATGACGCCAACCCGACCAAAAACGCGAAAAGTCATCGTGCTTTTTGCACGGAAAGGAAGTGACTCATTGAAATTTTTCAAGAAAAACGCGGCCAATCCAACTGCCGCTGTCCAGTTACGCAGTACGTCTACTCATCCCTTTGGAATTTTGGACGGATACGTTCCCTTGGGCGGCGGAGACAGCAGCGTCTACCAGGCGGTTCGAGAAGCCTTGCCGGTGATCGACGCGGCGATGATGAAGGTCATCCGGCTCACGGGAGGATTTACTGTGGCCTGTGGAGGCGGCCGGGCGGAAACCCAATTGGCAGAATTTCTCCGTACGGTCCCCACAGGCCGGGGGCAACGGGGATTGGAGACATTTCTGGATACCTATCTGGATTCCATGCTGACCTACGGGCGGGCAGTGGGAGAGATCGTTGTCCGGGGAGACCGGGAAATTGCGGCGGTTTTGTGCGGAAACGTTTCCGATGTGCAGATCCGGGAAGGAGACACGCCGCTGGACGTGACATTATGTACGTACGGTCCCGGTGGAACGGTGGAGGAGCTGCCTTATCAGGATTTGCTGCTGTTCACGCCGTTCCATCCGGAAACAGCGGCGCCTTACGGAGTCTCCATGCTGCGTGGAATGCCGTTTTTGGCGGATATTCTGCTGAAAATTTACAATTGCATGGGCCTCAACTGGGAGCGGGCAGGCAATGTGCGGTATGCAGTGGTGTATAAGCCTCAGGGGGAACTGCTGGATAAGACCTTTGCCCAGGACCGGGCAAAACAGATTGCTGCGGAATGGTCCAACGCCATGCAGGCTACCAAGCACGGGAATGTACGGGACTTTGTGGCTGTAGGAGATGTAGACATTAAGGTGATCGGCGCGGACAGTCCGGTCCTGGACAGCGAAGTCCCAGTGCGTCAGATTTTGGAGCAGCTGATTTCTAAGACGGGGATTCCACCGTTCATGCTGGGGATCAACTGGTCTTCCACCGAGCGTATGAGCGCCCAGCAGGCGGACCTGATGACCAGTGAGCTGACTGCCATTCGCCGGACGCTGACACCGGTGCTGGAGAAAATCTGCCGGTTATGGCTGCGAATGCACGGCTACGCGGCAGTTCCGGAGATCCTGTGGGACCCCATCAACCTACAGGACGATGTGGAAGAAGCCAAGGCCCGGCTGTATGACGCGCAAGCCGCACAGCTGATAAAGGAGGAGACAGCGTGAATCTGAAAATCATGAAAGAGGGAACTGCAGAGGCCGGACAACTCCCAGAGGAAGAACTGGCGGCCATCAATGCCTTTGCCAAGACCGCACTGACAGCGGATCAGGTCTATACCTTCTCAGTGATCCTGTGTGACAACGAAGTGGACCGGGACGGGGAGTGTTTTCCCCAAAGCACTTTGATGGAATTGAGAGATCTGTTTGTGGGAAAGACCGGCATTTGCGATCATGACTGGAAATCCAGCAATCAAAAAGCCCGCATCTATCGGACGGAGCTGATCACCGATCCAACCCGCACCAGCATCTGCGGAGAGCCGTATACCTATCTGAAAGCCTACGCTTATATGCTGCGTACGGAATCCAACCGGGAACTGATTGCGGAGATCGAGGGCGGCATCAAAAAAGAGACCAGCGTGGGATGCAGTGTGGCACGGATTACCTGCTCCATCTGCGGTGCGGAGCTGGGCACCTGTGGGCATATCAAAGGCGAATGCTACGATGATAAGCTGTGCTATGGCCAGCTGGAAGGCGCGGTAGATGCCTATGAATGGAGTTTCGTGGCAGTTCCGGCCCAACGTGGAGCGGGAGTCACTAAACAGCTGGGCAGCGCCGGCGGTTTGAAAGGATTTGTAGCCACACCTCAGGGCAGTGTGTTCGCGGGAGAGTACGCGGCGCTGGCAAAGTGCGCGGCGCTGGGAAAACAGTATCTGGACGAGTTGAAGGCCGAAGTGCTGCGGCTGTGCCTGGTGTGCGACGAGGGAATGTACCCAGTGGTCAAGGGTATGGTGGAGATGATGGAAGCGGAACAGCTCCAGGGCATGAAGGCCCATTATCAGGAACTTTCTGCAAAAAAGTTTCCCGCGCTGACCCAGCTGCCCGGAAAGAACGAGACAGTAAAATTTGACGGAGAAGCATTCAGAATTTAAGGGAGGAACACGATGATGAAAGTCAGTTTTGAAGGAATCGGTCAGGAAATCATGACCTTTACCGTAAATGAAGCTGCCCCTGCGGCAGGCAATGCTGTGGTATTGTCCGGCAATGGCGAAGTGCAACAGGCAGGTACGGGCAGTGCTTTTATAGGGATCTGCAAGAGCGTGTGCGATGGGTTTGCGGCGATACAGACCCGAGGTGTAGTCACCTGTGCCTACACCGGAAGCACGGCCCCTGCTGTGGGATACGGCAAACTAGCGGCGGCCAAGGACAGCGTCAGTGTGAATAACGCTGGTCGGGAGTATCTCATCCTGGCTGTGGATTCCACTGCAAAAACCGTCACATTTGTACTGTAAGGAGGAACAGGAATATGGCTTATCAATTTAACGAGATCCGTCTGGAAAAGGGGATGTATGCTGCCCCGGGTAAGAGCTTTACCCAGGTTTTGGAATCATTGGACCCCAGTGAAAATTACAAAGGCACGCCTCTGGAGGGCCTGGATGCGTATCAGCGCCAGCTCAAGCGCTTTGATATCCATGCCAAAGGTGCCGGCAGCGATCCGGTGGAAAAGTTTTTCCGCAGCAGCGATTCGGCGGTGCTGTTTCCGGAGTATGTGGCTCGGAGTGTCCGGCAGGGCATGGAGGAGAGCAACATCTTGCCTGATATCACTGCGGCTACCACGCAGATTGATTGCATGGATTACCGCTCCATTTACTCCGTCCCTGCCAGCGGGGATAAAAATCTGCGCCGCGTAGAGGCCGGTGCTGTCATCCCGCAAACGGAGGTGAAAGCCAGAGAAAATCTGGTGACGCTCCACAAACGGGGCAGAATGCTGGTGGCATCTTATGAGACCATTCGTTTCCAGCGTCTGGACCTGTTTTCCGTTATGCTACGTCAGATCGGCGGCGAGATCATGCGGATGCATCTGGATGATGCCATCGGTGTGATCCTGCACGGTGACGGAAATGAAAATGCGGCGGACAGCTTCAATATCGGGGATGCTGTCATCGGCGGAACTGCCGGTACGTTGGATTACACCGCATTGCTGAAATTCTGGAATCAGTTCGATCCTTACACTATGAATACCCTGATGGTCAGTCCGGATGCCATGCTGGCTTTGCTCCAGTGCAGTGAATTCCAGAATCCTCTCACAGGACTGAATTTCCAGGGAACCGGTGAGCTGACCAATCCTCTGGGTGCCAAGCTCATCAAGACCTCTGCACTGTCCTCCGGTACCGTCATCGGACTGGACAAGCGGTACGCACTGGAAATGATCCAGGCGTCGGATGTGAGCGTAGAGTATGACCGGCTCATTGATCGGCAACTGGAACGTGCGGCCATCACCAGCATCTCCGGCTTCGCCAAGCTGTATACCGAGGCGTCCAAGGTGCTGTATGTGGGAAGCGGGAACTGAGATGACGGAGTCCGTTTATCATCTGGCAGTGGGACTGTTGGATCGGGAATTGACACCGGATCAGACCGGGATGCTGGAGCAATTTTGCTCCAGCACCTGGTTGGCCTGTGTGACCCGGCTGCGCCCGGATGTGGATCAGACCCAGGTGGAACCGGCACTGACCCAGGCTGCGGCGCTGTTGGCGGCAGCGTTGCTTTTGGACACGTCGGGGGCCGGAGAAGCTACCTCCTTCACGGCGGGGAAACTGTCCGTCACCACCGGGGCGGGCACCCGTGCTAACCGGTACCGCACCTGCGCCCAGGAATTGCTGCGTCCGTGGTGTGACGGGGACTTTGCCTTTGTGGGGGTGCGGGGATGATCGAACATGTATTTTCCCGCATTGCCCAGTATGGACGAGACATGACGGTGACGGACACCCAAGGTGTTCGTGTGGTGTGCAAGGGCTTTTTACAGCCGGTGGATACCCTGACGGAAACCTTCCCAGACTGGTTCAAAGCACCGGGAACGGGGCCGGAGAACCGACTGTTCCTGCTGGCAGCTCCGGAAGCCCTGACACTGGGTCATACTGCGGAGACCGTGACATGCGGTGGGCAAATCTACGATGTGTTGGGGATGCAGCCCATTTATTGCGGTATGGAGATCACCCATTGGGAAGGCGTGGTCCGGGAGAGAGGAGGCAATGGATGGAGTTGATTTTACAAACAGTGCTGACCGCTCTGAACAATGCAGGTGTGCATGCGGTGGAAAAATTTCCTCAGGAGTCACTGGACCGGAGGAATGCAATCGTATGTGTGTCCATTCCATCCGGTACCGTGGAGAACCCTGCTTTCGGAAGATACCTGGGTCTGTACGGCGCAGACGGGGAAGACCCTGTGGAGGTGTACGGTTGGAAAAACGAGGTGACCGTACTGCTGGAGCTGTTTTTCCCCGTGGGACAGGCGCGCACGGATTTGTTTCGCGCAGTGGGGCAGGCGCTGGAGACACTGCCCGCCGGCTTACGGGTCAAAAAGGTGACCCGAGGGGAACTGTCCCCAGACAAAGCGACCGGAATGTTCCGCTGTCCCTGTACCCTGGAGTGTACTGCTTATGTGGTGCGCTTAGGAGAGGATAACACCGTCTATTGGAGTGATTTTGTGGTGAGAGGAGATTTGAAACAATGAGCGTGAGTGAAAGACCGGGCGTATATTCGTCTTATGAAGTGACCAGCGCCTTGTATGGCTCCGGCAATGGCCGGGCTATTGGGATCGCGGCAGTGGCATTTTCCGGAGAAAAGGGAAAGGTGTCCCTGGTGAACAGCTATTCTGAGGCAGCCGCGGTATTTGGTGCTGGGAGTGACTTGACGGAATTGATTCGACTGCTGTTTCTGAATGGAGCCCCTCGGGTATATGCGGTCCCGGCTGCGGTTTCCGCCGAGGCGGTGCGTGCAGATTATGAAGCTGCGTTTGCTGCGTTGATGGAACGTCCCGAAGTGGGATACATGGTGTGCGATTCTCAGGATCAGTCTGTACATAGTGCCATGCTCTCTGCCATCAAAGGCGGTGATGAGCAGAGCAAATACCGCATCGGAGTCGTGGAGGGAGCCGGAAGCACTGAGACCTTATGTACGCATGCGTCCGCACTGAACAGTGAGCGCATGGTGCTTGTGGGCAGTTCGGTGGCGAACGGTGTGCCCGGCAGCGCAGCGGCAGCAGTTGCCGGCGTGTTGGCTGGTCAGACAGACCCGGCGCTCCCATTGGGCGGTGCGGCTGTGACAGGATTGGGTGCCTTGTCGGTCCAGTTTTCTGACCATGAAGTGAACACCCTGATTCAAGGCGGCGTAACGCTTTTGGAACGTCTGGGAGATACTGTGACAGTGATCCGGGGAGTCACGACCCGCACCTCTACAAACGGCGTTTCGGACAATACGTGGCGGGATCTGACCACTATCCTGATCGTAGATGATGTGCTGCCCACCGTGAGGGACAGCCTGAAAAGCCGGTTTGCCCGGTCCAAGAACACCGAGCAGAGCCGGGGCGCCATCCGGACCCAGGTCATCATTGAACTGGAAAATAAACTGGCCAGCGAGGTCATCGACGGATACAGCGGTGTGTCTGTGGCGGCGGATGCAAATGACCCGTCGGTTTGCAACGTATCATTCGCGTTTGATGTGGTACATGGGCTCAACCGCATCCAGCTGGTGGCCCATATCACGGTGTAAGGAGGCGTACAAATGAGCGAACAGACGATCAAATTTCCCACCAGTAGTGACATTTATTTGGAAGCCAACGGCAAGAAAATCGCAGTGGTGCAGAATTACCGCTCCGTATCCACGCGAAGCGAGCGCACCATTGAGGCGTTCGGAGAAAAAGAGCCGGTGGCCACCATTGCGGGGCAGAACATCTATCAATTGGTGTTGACCCGGCTGTATGCCACGGACGAGGCAATTTCCGACGGAATCAGTTTCTATGGATTGGAGGACTTTTCTCTGGTTATCGTCAAGCCGGACCGCAGAGTGGTGTATACCGGATGCAACTGGAGCAAAATCTCTGAGACCGGGGAACTGAGTGAGACAGTGGCGGAGGAGATTACAGTTGTGGCATCCAAGCGTGTGGAGATCCAGGCGTGAAGATGGAAGAATTGCTGGAAACGCTGGAAGGTGACGCCGTGGGGAGACTGCGCTGGAAACTGTGCAGGCTGTTTGGCGTGGCACCCTGGTCCTGGCTTGGACAGTCTTTGACAGAGGAACAGTGTCTGGAACTGGCGGCGCATTGGGTTTTGGACAGCCGGGAACAACGGGGACAGTCTCCGGAAAATCCCGGATTTGATATGGATCGGTTCCGGAAACTGAAGGGGGAACTGTGATGAATCGTATTTCAGCAGTTTTGAAACAGTGGAACTCCGCACTGAGGCAGACAGTAGCCAGAGGGTTGCTGAATGAATTGCGGGGG